CACATCCAGCCCATGCAGAGCAGGATGGTTGGGTTTTCATTCCAAAGGACATGCTTGCTGATTATCGCGACGTGAAGCACGGAGAAGTTCAGGCCTATAAAGCATCATTCGGCAGTCATTGCGATATCCCGGGTTCTCGCTGGCAAAGAGACCTCGCCGATTTAACTGTAGAGCTTGCGGAAATCGACAAATTAATCGCCGCTGCCCCTAAACCGGAGAGTGAATGATGAAATATCTGTTCACATTACTGCCATACATCCTGGCGATTGTTGGATCTGGCCTTATAACAGTAGCAGTAATTAATTCAGATCTAACATCAGCCTTCGCCGGCGCACTTTATATCATCGCAGGCTATCTGTTTTTAGCCGCTAAACGGAGCAAGAAATGAAAACATTAGGCAAGATCTTCTGGTTGTTTTGGATTTTAGGCGCAGCGTTCATCTGCTTGGGTAAAGCTGCGCACGGTTGGGAGTTATCAGGCCGAGTAGGTTCAACTTACCCCTTCATGTGGGCATTCGCTGTTAACTGGTTTGTCTGGGGTTTAATTCCATTCCTGACATGGAAACTGATTAACAGAGGTTCAAAATGAGAGCCGAAGACAGGAAATTTAAAAGCATAGAAAGAAAGCTAAAAAGCGATACGCAAAAAGAACTGATCCGCCAGTTAATCATCAGTAAGCAGGGAAGCCGCACACAGGATGTTATGGATTTGCTGAGTGTATGCCACCGCCGAGCATCTAAGCTTCTTTCTGAAATGACAATGAGCGGTAAGCTATTTCGCACAGGCGCTACTTATACCGTTCGCTATTGGTCATCAGAGGCCGCAAGTAAGCGCCTTGATGCTGCGCCACGTGAGTTGTCAGATGCTGAGATGCAGGCGAGGCAAGTTGCCGCCAAGAAAAGCATGAAGGAACGCAGTGATATGCCTGGAATGATCTTCCTCTGCGAGAATCGACCAAAGAGCATCAACACAGTGTTCGAGCAGTGCAAGAAGAACAGTGAGCAGGCCCTGATGGTTTATCGCGTAATGGCAGGTGTTAAATGACCAACAAAATGACTATTCAATTCGCTGTTAAAGCGAACCACCACGTTGATGCTGACAATGAAATACTGATCGGATATATCAAAAGGACTAACAAAAGTTCATGGTTGTTCTATCTCACAGGAACCAGAACAGGAGTCAGGAAAAACCTAAATAAAGATAAGTGGATCCTGTTCGGTGGTCTTCTCGGCGCACGCGCACATCTGCGCAAGGTTTTGGAAGATGAACTGTATGATTTAGACCTGCGGGCAGACAGCATCCAGTGCCAGATCGATTCACTTAGTGAGGTGATGTCATGAAAGATTATTCAGCGATGAGTGACTTTGAGATTAACTGTCATGTTGCAGAAAAGGCAGGCATTGGCGATTCGATGTTTTTCTCTTCCGACGAAAGCGAGCTAGCAGAGGAAGACCCGAAGAAACGCGGACCAATATGGAATGTGCCTTCGTGGATTCAGGTAAAGAACTGGATGCCAAGCAAAGGAAACTGCTTTAACCCCTGCAACAACCCAGCCGACGCATGGCCGATTATCTTAGCTAACGATATTTCCATGATTGCAAAATGGAATAGTGATGAATTGTGGGGCGCCATGTGTAATGAGCCTTGGTGCGAGCACGAGCATGAGAATCCTCTCCGCGCCGCAATGATTGTTTTCCTGCAAATGATGGAGCAGAAATCATGAGAGACGCAAGAATCAACCCAGTCGCCGGTGACGTGCTGGCAATAGGAATGAAGCAATGGAAAGTCGTGTCTGCATGCCAGTTAAAAGTAACTGTATTTAGAAATGGCAGCAATACCGGCATGTCGCCAGAAACATTCCGCTCCTTCTTCAAATTAGCATCAACCGTAAAACTAGGTGATCAAAAATGACACAATACCAACAGCACGAACTATCCCGCATTGACGGTGAGATAGCTGAATTGGAAAAGAAGATCGCGGTTAAGCATGAGCAGCGCCGGGAGTTGGTTAACCGGATGGGCTTGAATAAAGGCGACCCGGTTGGAGTTGGTAATTCATATGTATTTGGCGAGACAGGTACTGATACGTTAATGCCAAATAAGTGCGAGCACAAAAGCAAGACCTGCTCCACATCAAAATGCCACTGCGACGACTGCGGCTGCCAACTGCCATGGCAACACGAAGATCTTAAGCCATGATCCAGGTCATGGAGTGGGAAAGCGAATCCGGTGAGTCATTCTGTATCGGTATCCACGATGGTAAGGTGCAGATGATGTTTGAGGACGTTAACGGCTACAAGGTTATGTATCTCACCAAAGAAGATGCTATTGAAGTGGCGGCGGGCTTGATGAGCGCTGCGAAGGGGATTGAGTGATGACAACAAAAAAACTAACAACAGGCGCAAAGTTAGCAGTGATCGGTATCCTGTTGTGCTTTATTGCGGTGAGTGGCCTGCTGGCCTGGGTGGTGATTAATGGCTAAATCATCAACCTACCAACAGTTGCTTCAGCACGATATTAGACAGTGGCAGGCTTTGATATGGAGATACAGAAAGCAATCATCGCTATCACGCATGGAAAAGCATAAGCACAGGCCACTACCAAAGAAATATCCTCGGGATCGCGTCATGCGCAGAATCATGAAGTTCCAGATGGAACTCGCCTTGAGAAGTATCATGCAGGTGCAAATGGACGAGGCGAAGAAGAAGAGCATTATTAAGCCCTCATAACGAGGGCTTTTTCATTTCTGCAACTCAAGTGTTATTATATAACGTATCGCGGGCTGGGCCTGCTAATGACGCCTTGGGGGCAAAGAGATGAGTGAGTTAACAGCTAAAGAGGAGGTGTTCGCTAAGGAGTATGTTCTTGGCGGATGTAGTGATGCCACAGCGGCATGGAGGAAGGCGCATCCTCTTAGTAAGGCTAAGCCTGAGACGCAGCACAACAAGGCTTCACTCATGCTTAAAAAGGGTGAGGTAAAGATTAGGATTAAGCAACTTAAGAAAAAGTCTATTGACATCGCGGAAGAGAAATTCACCATCACTGTTGAGCAGCGCCTAAAATGGCTTGATGAGGTGGCAAGGGCTGGCTTATCGACTTACCTCGATCAGACTGGAAATGAGCGCAGAGAGAATCTGGCGGCCACGCGCGCAGCAGTGCAGACGCTTAACGAGATGCTCGGCACTGTAGACGGCAAAGATACAACCCGCCAATCATTCAATCTCACCCTGAGGGTTGAAGATGCCTCTGGCTCTGAATAACCCGCAGGGCCAGTTCCTTGCGGCTCAGAAGAAGTTCAACGCCTTCGTTGGCGGCTACCGTAGCGGTAAGACGTTCGTTGGCTGCGTGCGCCTGTGGTCATTGGCAGCCCGATTCCCTGGCATCAAGCTTGGGTACTTCGCTCCCACCTACCCGATGATTCAGGACATCTTCTATTCGACCATCGCCGAGGTGGGTGAGGCTCTCTCCAATGAGTGGGGGCTTAACCTGTCGGTCGATATAAACATCAGTCGCAAAGAAGTGAAGCTGATAATTGATGACGTGGAGTATGCAATGGTCAAGTGCCGCGCCATGGAGCACGCGCACCGCATCGTAGGCTTTGACATCAATCATGCGCAGATCGATGAAATCGACACCATGAAGATGAACAAGGCAGATCAGGCATGGAAGAAGATCATTGCGCGTATGTCCAGCGTCAGGAAGGACTACCCTGTCAATACCGTGGACTTCACCACCACGCCGGAGGGCTTCAACTTTGTACATAACCTATTCGTCGTACGCCTTGAGGAAGACCCCGCTATCGCTGGTGATTACTCTATTGTTAAGGCAAGCACGCGACAGAACGCAAAGAACCTGCCAGACGACTACATCCAGTCCTTATATAACACCTACCCCGACAACCTGGTTGACGCCTACGTTGATGGTGAATTCGTTAACCTGACATCCGGCACCGTCTACTACACTTATAAGCGGCAGGGGTGCAGAAGCCATGAGGAGATCATTGCAGGGGAGACGCTGTTTATCGGTCAGGACTTCAACGTTGGTAAGATGGCTTCTACGGTCTATGTTCAGCGCGGTAAAATATGGCACGCTGTGGCTGAGCTTGTTAATTTATTTGATACTCCTGATGTCGTCCGTGT